CTACGTCCGCACAGGAGTATCTGAGGGCGGATCAGAACACCCAGCAAACAGGTATTTGGCTGGTTGGGCATTCACCCTCTGGTGGGGTGTTTAGTGCTTCGACAGACGTATTCCCCGCCGCCCTGCAAGACGGTATGCGGATTCATGCCAAGTCATCATCGAATAACTTCATCGTCTCTGGGTCTACCGGCACCATTATTATTAATGGACTTACCGCACCCCTGTTTACCGGGGGCAATCAGGTCGTTGCCTCACAGTCAGCAGTTTTTGAGGCTTACTACGACAATTCACAGTGGAACCTGCTTAACCCCCGCACCCGGATTAGCTTCCAGAGTCTTCTGACGGGCAGCGACGGTAGCACCCAATCTGATTCATCAGCATTCTTTGAGGGGGTAATCAATAACGGTGTTGTCACCCTGACGATGAATTCCACCACAACGGTGAGCGCATCCACCTCAATCAATTCAATTTATATCAATGACTTTCCCACCTCTCTCCTGCGAGACACCAACGGGTCGCTTGGATTTGAGCATATTCAAAACGTGGGCTTTGTTTATATCGGAACGTCCTCAACCGTCGAGATGGGCTTTGGCCGACTAAACGGTACAGGTGCCGGGTCAGGCACGATTGAGTTCCACCTGATTACGAAGGGCAACATGAACTCATCAGGGAAGATTGTCCTGAACCCCTTTACTTTTACCTATGACCGAGAAACCAATTTAGCGGACTAATGGGAAAGTATTCCCCCAAGAAGGCACACAAATGTCAGACGATAAACGCCTCAGAAATATCGAAGAAGAAGTCCACGAAATTCGCAGCGAGGTATCTGAAATTAAAACAGAGCTTGCTAGATATAGAGGGGCGGTTGGCGCTGCTTTGGTCATTACTACTGGTTTAGTGGCGCTCATCAAAATGGTTTGGTCTTCGATTAAAGATCATGTCGTATGGCAATAAAAGAGCGCATCAAGCGACACGAAGGGAAAAGAAACCGACCCTACAGAGATTCTGAAGGCATCCTCACCGTGGGATATGGCCGCAACCTGGAGGCTGTTCCCTTCACGGATTACGAACTGGATGTCATGTTCGATACCGACTTTAAGCGGGCTGAACTAGCCGCCCGTAGCTTCCCCCAATATATGCTTCTCAGCCCTGTCAGGAGGGGTGTTTTAGTAGAGATGTGCTTTCAGATGGGGTACGGGGGCGTGAAGAAATTTCGTCGCTTCTTGGGGGCAATTGACAGGTCTGATTGGGATTCTGCCGCCGATGAGATGCTCGACTCCAGGTGGGCAGAGCAGACACCGGGCAGAGCAAAGGAACTAGCGAGGATATTCAAGGATGGATAAGGCAAAGATTTCGGACGAACTCAAAGTGGTTTGGCAACACTACCGGACACCCGCTTTAATTATTAGTGCTGTCTCCCTGTTTGCTGGAATTATAATAAGTAGTTTCATATAATGTGGAGTGGTATTGTTGGGGCGTTGCTACAAAAGGTCGCCCCAAAAGTAGCCGACTACTACATGGATAAAGAGGAGCAGAAGCATCTCATTGAGATGGAGAAGCTCCGGGGAAAACAAGCCTGGGAGGAAGCCAAGACACGGAGAGCTTCCGAATCGGAAGGCCGGGACCACGCATGGGAACTGGAATCGATCAGAAACTCAGGGTGGAAGGACGAACTTGTCATTATCGTCCTAACGATCCCACTTGTGCTGGTCTTCATTCCTTTTACCCAGCCCTATGTCGAGACAGGGTTTCGGCACCTGGAGATGACTCCAGACTGGTACAGATTCCTAATCTTGTCGATCTATGGCGCAACCTTTGGAATTAGGCTGTGGCGCAGAAAGTAGAAGTTTACTGGGATGATGCTTGGCATAGCCAGGCGGATTTTACTGAGGCCGAAGCCAAGAAGCTGAAGCCCCATCCGACACACTCTTTGGGGTACTTGTTAAAACAGGACGAGCGGGTATGCGTGGTCGCGCAATCAAGGGACAACGAAGCCTATTCAGAACTCTTAGTGATTCCTTCTGGAATGATACGGAGGGTGAAGAAAATTGGCTAAGAAGAGGACGTTTGAAAAGTGGCTCCACGCATTGCGTGTCTCCTTCTCGGCTGCGGTCCTTGTTGTACTTGCGCTTGTTATCAGGTGGTCAACCTGGGATCAGGCGTGGCAAGCCGGGGCAGTCGAAGGAGCCAAGCGAGGATACTTAGCAGGAAGACAATCCTGTCCGTCAGGGACGTTACAGAGTGATCTAGTTCTTGAAGATACTTTTGTTAGATATTGAAACAGCCCCCCACAAGGTATATTCCTGGGGTCTGTGGAACCAGAACATAAACCCAGACAACGTAATTGAGCAGGGCTACACGTTGTGCTGGGCCGCGAAATGGTACGGACAACGAAAGGTTTTTTTTGGTTCCGTCCAAAGAACCACCCGTAAGAAGATGATCCGGGAGATATACGACCTGCTTGAAGAGGCCGATGCCGTTATCCACTACAACGGCACCAAGTTTGATATCCCCACCCTCAATCACGAATTCCTCTACGACAACCTTCCTCCTCCTTCCTCCTACTCAGAGATAGATCTCCTAAAGACTGCGCGGCAACGGTTCAGGCTACCGTCCAATAAGCTTGACTACGTTGCCCAATACTTAGGACTTGGCGGCAAGGTCAAGCACATGGGTCTTCAACTCTGGCATGACTGCATGGACGGATGTCCAAAAGCCTGGAAGGTCATGGAGCGTTACAACAAGAAGGACGTCACCTTACTTGAGGACGTATACAACCAGCTTCTCCCGTGGGTGAAGCAGCACCCGAATTGGGGGCACTGGATTGATGACGGCCTGATCTGCGCCAAGTGCGGATCAACAGATGTGAAAAAGAACGGGCTGGAGCGCCGCACCATTGTTCCGTACCAACGCTACAAATGTAAAAGCTGTGGCTCTCCGCTGAAGGGCAGGTTGGCCGTGGCAAACGTCCCAAAACCAACGACGAGGGCCGCATGAAAACGTGGTCTGACCTTCCATCTGATACACAAATCGGTGGAGATCACTACAAAAGCATGGCTATCCAGCCGATCGATTTCATTGAGGGAAATGGATTGGGCTGGTGTGAGGGAAACGCAATCAAGTATATCTGCCGCCACAAGATCAAAAATGGACCGGAGGATATAGACAAGGCTATCCACTATCTTCAGTTGTTGAAGGAGCGGGAGTATGAGAGCGAACGATCAGGTAACGACTGATTACATCCAAACGCTGGAACTAGACAACGACCATCTCCGAGCGGAATTGATCGCCAAAGAGCAGGAAATACTGTCGCTACGACAGTACATTGAGATACTGCAAAAGGACCGGGAATTTTGCCTGTGAGGGTCCATTTCCGTAGTTAAAAAAAAGCCCTAATTTTGTTCCCTTTTTTAATTGAGAAGTGCTGTTTTTCCTCAATTAAATCAATAGCTTAACCTATGGTTATCCCCGTGAGAGGGAGGAGACAGAGGCCTCAAACCCGCATGGTTAAGCCATTTTTACAGTACAGGGTATAAAGCAGGAGGCGTCCTAATTAGCCAATGGAACAGCTTTTAGTATCGTTGCACCGCCAATCAGCTTATCATCCGTTACTAGCTCTGAAGCCTCAAAGAGGCGCTCCAGGGCGGGTTGGGAGTAGTTGTATCGGATGTCTGATGAATGGTGTCCCATGAGCTTGTCACGAAGCTCGTCAGCGACACCAGCCGCCATCAGCCAGGTTGCATAGGTGTGTCGAAGGGTATTCCACCCCTTCAATACGCCCGCACCGTCAGGCATCCCGGCATCGCGCCAAGCTATTCGCCATACTCCGAGGACGTTTTTCATCTCGCCACCAGTCAGCCGACTTGGGAACACCAAGCTATTGGGCTTGTTCTCTGCTTGCCACCTCCGCATATATTCCACCGCTTCAGTAGCCTTTGAGTTGCAGATCACCGCCCGCTGCTTGCCGTTCTTCGTTTCTGGCAGGATAAAAATATAGCGACCATCAAACGGCTGCATGTATTCCCACCTGAGTGACGTAAGCTCTGACTTTCTTACCCCTGTATAAAGCGCAAATTTTGCAGCGCCATTTCTCCAATGTTCCGGTAACGCGCCAAACACCCGGTTCTTCTCTACGAGAGAGAGCGGGTGAGCGACCTTGACCGGTCCCTTCACATCCCTGATGAGCGGCACCGCTGGTATCCATCTTTCCACCCTACAGGCGTAATTCAAGACGGCCCTCAGTGTCCGCAAGTCCTTGTTTACCGTACCCGCAGAAGCGGGCCTGGAGAATTTCCCTTTCCCCTCAAATCGATCTTCCTTGAATTTGCGTATAGCCTTTTCATCAATTTCGATGATTGGCTTGTTCGCTATGTAGAGGGAGAGGTGGTAGACACAACGCGCAAGGTTTCCGGGGTTTTTGACACCTCTGATGTCTTCTGCGTCACGCAAGTACTTTGCAGCCGCTTGCCCGAAAGTCTTTCGACTATATCTGTCAAATCTTCCCCACATTGATCCTCTGGACATAATAATTCCTCCATCGGACCCTCACAGGCGTTTTCATTTTGCCATAAATCGGCTTTGTGGTCCGCTTTCAAAACCGATTCCAGCAACCGATCCCTAGCCTCTCGCCAGAGCCTAGACTTCCTGACTTTCGGATGTAGTCGCTCGGTCAGCCCGATAAACAAACTGAGGTCACTGGTAGCACTCACGATAATATCACTCCACTATTGGTAATACTACTGGTCAAATGAGGCAGAATCTTCTCCTTTATGCACCGCATCAATTCGCTCACCAATCCATCGCATCACTGGGACGGCCATCGAATTACCGAGTGCCTTGTATCGCGCAGAATCGGACGCGCCTGGAATGTCGGTGTATCCATCTGGAAATCCTTGCAACCTCTCGCATTCAAGCGGCGTAAGGCGGCGCACGGCCATGTCGCTACGGACCCCCTTTTGAATGTTGCTCGTATCGTTTGGAACTTGGGCATCAAGGGTTGGATAAACGTCGCGCTCCCACGCATAGCTGTTCGACTGCTCGCTTGCGGTGAAGGCTTTTACGACACCATGCCTGTCAGTCGCAGTTAAACTGGGTGAACGCTCTTCAGGAAACTCAGTCGCGTTGCCACCATTCTCCGGTTTGCGGCCAATCCAGTTCCCAGGAAGGCCAAAGGCGACGGCAACACCGCCCTGGTTGGCTGTCGGATTAACGCCATCCGTATCGATGGGTTTGGAGACGCTAGATTCCTCGACGTAGAAGCCACCGCCGGGTCGATCTTTTCGCTTGCTGCCGCCAGATAAAATGTAAGTCTGTTGCTTCATTCCCGGTTCAGCCGCCAGAGCTCCCGCCTTGTCCATCAAGCGGACTTCGTCACGCTGGTTCTGGGCGAGGGCGACGGCCTGCACCTGACTCGCTGACTGCGGCCCTGCTTCATCAGCTACATCGAAGGCGGCTCCGGTAGTAACTATCGCCGTCTGACCTTCGTCCAGCGTCGAATTGATTCCCTTGTGCATTCTCGCTGTCAACGGGTTTGCGATGTGTGGCAAAAATTCGTCCACTATAGGCGTCCTGCCCGTTAAGCCCCCCCCCGTTGTGTGCGCCGTCTGTCAGTGCGCCAACAGTTTCTGGAATTAACTGATTGTTGATTCCGCCACTGCCCGGAGGGCGGCATCTAGGGCTGGCGGTAACTTCTTCCCGCGTTTTCCTGCTCGGCGGAGGATTCCTTTGCAGGCTTTCTGGCTCAAAAAGTACTTTTGCTGCACTTCGCCAGTCTCCAATACATCCGACAACGAACACACGGCGGCGGCGCTGTGGAACTCCGAAGTACTGAGCGTCAAGAACCCGGTACGAGAACCCATACCCGAGTTTGCCCAAGCCCCCGAGGAAGGAGCCAAAATCTCGTCCTTCGTTAGAGGACAGTACGCCGGGGACGTTTTCCCATACCAGCCAACGGGGGCGGTATCGTTCAGCAATTGCAAGGTATGTGAGTGCGAGGTTTCCTCGCGGGTCTTTGAGTCCTTTGCGAAGTCCAGCCACCGAGAAACTTTGGCAGGGCGTTCCTCCGACGAGAACATCGATATCTGCTTCGGGCCATCTTTCATACTTTGTCATATCTCCAAAATTGGGAACGTCCGGGTAATAGTGTGCGAGCAAATTCGACGGGAACTTTTCGATCTCCGAAAAACCGACGGCCTCCCATCCAAGCGGCTCCCAGGCGACAGTCGCCGCTTCGATCCCACTGCACACGCTCAGAAAACGCATATTAGGTGTTATCCACCAAGTGGTCTGTGATCCAGTTCTTCAAGTCCCACAAGGAGGTGAAAACCACCCACTCACCCGGCTGGATACTTCCTGGCTCGCGCACAACCCATCCATTTGCACAAGATTTGATTTGGATTGTGCCGTAACGATCCGGTTCTGGCTCAGTTGTAACGCTTGCTAATTCGCTCATTTTTCATGCTCCTCAAAAGGTGATTTTCTAAGAGGTACCGGGATGCTTCGCGCCAGATAAAACCGTTTCGCGCTTTATCATTGTTCCGCCGCCAGCCGGTAGACAAAGTGACCGCGCTTGATGTGCTTCTTCTCCACCGTGTGTCCGCCGAATCTTTCCTTGCGAAGGTTGCGAAGCTGGGCCGAAACACTCGCATGGGGATCACCCGTGGCCCTGGCAATCTCATCAAGCGACCTCCATCGCCCGTCATTCATGCAGCTATACACTCTGCCTAGCTGTGTAGTCAGGCGGGTCCAATCTCTCGCAGGGCTGTATTCAGCGCCGTTAAAATGTGGTTCAAAATTGTTCATTGAGTTCTCCATCAAAAAATCACCGCAATCGCAAAACCGAGGAAGAGGAAATAAACAAAAACAATAGTTACAAGCGCAACGAGTAATCGTTTCATTGTTTTTGGCTGGTTAGATGCCAGCTTCCACAGTGTCTGCACTGATACGGATAGAGCCTTCCTGTGCCACGTATGGCACCGCGTTTCGCTTTTGCGTGACTCTTGTAGGTGAGCTTGTCGCAGCTTCCGAATGAAACGACTCGGAATTTGTTGCCGCGCCTGACCAGGGATAGCTGTGTCATTTCACCCTACGGATGTAGAGATCGGGTCTGCCACACGGAGTACGAGTTCGTCGCGTCCAGCCGCCCGTGTTTAAGGGCATCTCGCTCCCAACGCTCCCAGATTCCACCAGCCGTAGGCGATACCGACCAGAGACAGATTTGGTCATCTGGGTGTATTTCTTCAAAGGCTTCCTGGGCTGCGCTCGCATTAGGTGGCTCCTCAGCTAAAAAAAGAAAAACGTGTCCGAGAATGTCCTTATTTCGTTTGATTGCGTCCGTGAGCTTCCTTAGCTTGAAATCGGAACGTCCGTGTTCCGTGTATCGCGTCATATCCACCTAAAAGGGGATGTCGTCGCTTGGCTCGTCTGCCATCGGGGTAACGACCAAGCCTTCTTTGTCGAAGGCGGGGTAGTACTGGGTGCCCAACATGACGGACTTCCCGACCCAATCTTCTGACCGCGGACCAAATGAGCGAATCAGCTTTTCTGTATTGGTCGCGTTCAGGGTGAGTTTCTTTTCCTTGCCCACGAGCTTCAGGGCTGGCTTGATGTCTTTCTTGCCGTCCTTCTCAAACTCAACAAGCTCTACCGACTCAACCTTTACTGTCGGATTCCCACCTTTCAGATCACCAGCCTTCAAGTACTGGCTCTCCTTTCCCGCGTACTGCGTCATATCCACTGTTGTTTCTCCAATATCTTTCAATGTGTCATTCAAAAAAGTCATATGCTCCGCAATGCGGGCAGACTTGCGTGAGTTCTCCATGCGGCTCCCTTATTAATTCAGCTTCGTCTTCCCAAAACGGCTCGCCGCAACGAAGGCACTCAAGAACCTTTTTTCGTGATCCGTCATCTTCATCGCTCACAACTTACCCACCCGGAACGTCCACAGCGACTTGTATTGACCGGCTTCTGCATACGCTTCTCGCGCTGTCTTAAATTTCGCACTCCACCTTTTGTCAGTTGAAACCTTTGGAAATCCGCTGGGATTGAACGCCCCGGTCCAGTAGGTGATTTCGCTGGCCTTGGAACCTGGCTTAAATTTGTGATTCTTAATAAAAACTGCGTATCGCATACACGCTCCACTTGCGTTAATGCGATATTACTACAGATAATACTCAAGGACAATAAAAAAAGTAATATTTCTCCCGAAAGGCAATGACTTCAGGCGATATAAGTCTTAGGAGTTATTTGGGGGGGGTGTGAAAAGGGGCTTGCTATGTCGAAAATGTCAGCCCGATTTTTGCCTAGCGGTTTTCTGTTTCCGAAAAAAGTGCCCGAAAATTAAACATGTCATCTCTTGTTACTGGGATTCCGTGATTCACGAATGAGCCGAGTTGATGCGCGGCTTGAATTTTATTCCACTGATTGTCGAAATTATTTCTGGCAACCTGCCGCTGTTGTATTGATTTTTGATATTGTCGCGTTGCGAGCAAATAATCAGCCGTTCGCTTCATCGTTCGATAATAGATTCTGCAATCATTTTTGTACTTTTCTGTGACACGGAAAAGCACATCACGACTTCCGTTTTGCTTTTTTTCCCGCGTCAGCTTGCCGTCAGCGACCAAAGTCTTAAATGTTTTCGACACAAATTTCCACGGCCAATCGTGTTCGGGCCATCTGAGTTCCAACGCTTTCTTGCAATCGCTAACAGTGAAGTGAGCGACTACCTCATCGTCGGACATCAATTCTTCCATCGCTGCCCAATGAGTATATCCTGTGATTATGAAAGCTCGCCAACTGAGCGCATGAAAATTACTGAACATAAAATCGACCTGCTGACTCGTCATAACGCCAATCATTGTCCAGTCGTTCTTTTCATTATCTGACAGCCGTTTGTTATTCATCCTGATCTCCCAAAGTAAGCTGATCGACGAGATCCGGGTTGTCGGCGGCAATCTCTTCAAAAACCGCTGCTGCGCTCCGCATTTGCATCCTCGCGCTGATCAGATGCACCGTTTGTGCATATTGAGCGTAGTACTCGCGGATGATCTCCCTGAATCGGTCGGTGACCCGGTATTCTTTTTTCTTCTTCCTCGGATCGGGGTTCTCAATCCGCATGATGTGATCTCGCTCAATCATCCGATCAAAAGTTTTTTTGACCATTTTCCATGTCCAGGGTGAGTCCTCGCTGCGCCGATCCGTGTCTCTGCTCTCCACGAGTTGCAGAATCTCCGACACGGAGAAGGGGGCAGCCTCACCGGTCATTATTTCGCTCACGGCCATTTCGTGAATTTGCATGGTAATGGACATCTCCCGCGCATTGAGATAATGAAAATTGTTCATCCACATGGCGACGTTGACCCTGTCCATGACCATCAGATCGCGGATTGAAATCCCATGAAATTCGTTGTTGCTCTGCGCGGTTGTCATTTTTCTTGTATCCCGTTTGGCATACTAAAAACGCTATTTTGGGTGTTTATTTGCATATTCCATACAATGTATAGTCTTTTTAGACTACTTTTGCTCATATGCCGGGATGATAAGGTAAAAAATGCACATGGACAAATTTTTCTGGCACAAGGGTTGCGCCTATTTAAGAAAAGACCTGATTAGGAGCTTGGATATTCTTCTTGAGATGCGCGAAAAAGGGCAAACCGGAGAAGTTCCTCTTTCGTCGTTTTGTCAAGTCTGCTTAGAATCTCCACAATTGCTGTGTCCTCACTGTCAGACTCGTAGTCAGGCCGCATCGGTCCTTCGCCGGTCAAAAGCCACCAGCCACTGACTTTATACTGATGTGCAAACCAGATGGCCTTTTCGACACTCATGCGCTCGCCTGAAGCCCATTTTGAGACGGTGGATTGGGAAACCTTAAATTTTGGGGCAAAAGCGTTGATGACATCTCGCTGGAGAACCTGTTCGCCAGGATGCCCAATGACGGACGCTATACGCTCAAAGGTGTTTGAGTCCATAGGCTGAGTATGCACGTATCTATAGTAATTTTCATTATTTTTTCGGATATAGAAATCCATTTTGCGATACCTCTCTTGGGCATATCCTGCCCTTTTCGCTTGAAGTGGGGGATCACCTAAAGTAATCTCTGGTTTCGCGGCAGGGATTCCTCGTTATTTTTTCTGCTGCGAACACTACTAAAAGTGTAGTGAAGATTAAGAAAAGGTATATACCGGGCAATCGTGTGTCAATACATTTTTTACATATGTCAAAAATGATATTGGGGAAGTCCGTGGTTTTGGTTATTTGCTTGGGGGCTTCTTTCCTGGTTCTGTCGCTGAATACAAAAATAAGAGAGGCGGCAGATACCAGGACTTTATCTTCTCAGGCACAGGCCACTGAACTTTATTCAAATGCTCACCTGCAATGCAGGAAAAGATGGCCTCTCGTTGATCCGCTGGAGGTTCACGAGTGCGCTGCGGGGATTTTGGAATAATGTACGGGAAGATATTTGAATCAATATACGAGGGTTCTTTGTACGGACACTACGAAGCCATCGTGACCTTCCAGGCGCTCATTGTCTTGGCCGACGAAGACGGTCTTATCGACATTAGCCCGCAAGCCCTATCCGGCAAAACCTCAATCCCGCTAGAGATTATCCGCAAAGGACTCAAGGTTCTGCAACAGTCAGATCCGCATTCACGCAGTCCAGATGAGGATGGCAAGCGGATAGTCCTGCTGAACGAGAGCAGGGAATTTGGCTGGCGAATCGTGAACTACGAGTACTACCGGAACGTGGCAAGACGGGCAGACAAAAGAGAGAAGGCAGCGGAAAGGCAACGCAAGAAGCGAAAAAGAGACTCGCAAGTTATTGATTTTAAAGAATGTCACGCACCTGTCACGCGCTCGTCACGCCAGTTTGCACATACAGATACAGATACAGATACAGATATAAACATTATTAACGAGCAAGCGTGGCAGGAATACGAGCAGCACCGCAAGGAGTTGAGAGCGCCGAAACTTACGGAGCGCGGCAGAACGATAGCGCGGAACAAGCTGCGCCACCTGTCCCCTGAAGACCAGCTTGCTTGCGTCGAGCGTTCCATCTCAAACGGCTGGAGGGGGCTGTTTCCTGAAAAGCTGTCACCAAAGAAAAAGCTCTCTTACGCGGAGCAACTGGCGGAGGATATTCGTGCTTCAGACCAATGATGTCGGCATTTTGTTTGCGACTCTTCAGGCCGCTTACGGGCACTCCTGGGCGCACAAGGCGGACGCTATTCCTATCTGGCAGGAGAAACTCAGGGGCTACTCATTCGATCAGGTTATGCGGGCTGCAAGCAAGGCGATTGACAACTACCCAAACTTCCCGCCGAGCGTGGGCCAGTTGCTTGAGATTCTGAAGGCAGACAAGCCACGGGTTACGACGTATCTGCCACCACCCCCGTTTGATGAGGCTAACGCGAACAAGGCATGGGAAGACATGGAGAAGCTCGCAGGAAGAAAACTGCGCCCCGATTAAAGCAATGCCTCAAGTGCGGGAAAGAAAGGTTATTAGCAGTTGATGTGGTTCCGTACTACTGGAGCCAGGGTAAAACAAGGAAGGAACGGCATGGTCACTGGCGATGCCTGAAATGCAGGGAGAAGGCACTTGAGGCGCTCGCCAGCTTACAGACGAATACCGGAAAAAATTAAGCGAGAGGTGGTGATCGATGCCACCAAAATGACGAAGACACAGCTTGCACAGAATTATGGTTTGTCCATTCCATCGATCAGGAAAATCTTGAAAGCGGCTGGTGTAACGGCAAAACAGAATGGTGTTGATTACGAGAATTTCGATTGGTCTGAGATCGACAAAGAGCTTGGGGTAACTGCAACAGACAAAGATCTGTCATTGAAGTACGGAATTAGCGACTACAAGGTGCGTCAACGGCGTGGATATTTGGGGCGCGAACCGTACAAGCCACGCCTTGGATGGAGAGATGACACAGCTTCCAGTGCAGAGATAAAGCGAAACTGTGAGCTTGAGGATCTGATGTATACCTGGAAGCGTTCTTCTGAGTTAAGGAGGTACATCCACTTTGCGAATAAGTGGAGACACACATTAAGGCTTATCCGATGCTCATAGGTTTCTTACTCGGTTTGGCAACTCCCTTTATTGGGTTGGCGATGTGGGCGATTTACCTTTTGCTCTTCAACAAGATTCAAATGTGGAGGGAAGACAATGATTCCGTATGAGCGGGTGGAGCAGGCTCTTCAGTATCTTGCTGAAACCGATGTGAGGGAGGCGGAATACAAGGCCGAGGTTGAATCAGCGAAGCGGGCGATGGATGAGATCTTCAAGACCATTGCCGCCGCGAGTGATGGAACCGTCCTGCAAAAAGAAGCGAAAGCCGGTAACTCTGAGCAATACAAGGAGGCCAAGGTCAGGTACATCGAATCGATAGGCAACCACGGAGCGGTCAAGAATGAGAGGCACAGGAACGAGTTGATCATTGATGTTTGGCGCTCAATCAACTCAGCCAGGAACAAGGGCCAAATCATCTGATGGCAAAAAAAACCATCAAGAATGCGACCATTGACACAAACTTCAGCAAGCTCATCAGGGAGCGAGATGACTACATTTGCCAGATGCCAAAGTGCAAGTTCTGTGAAAATTATTCCCTCAGATCCGGCGGTGCTGAGTGTTCCCATTACCGGGGTCGCCGCTATTTGGCAGGTC